ATACTACAGGTGCTGAAAATACAGCAGTTGGTTATTTAGCCTTGAGTGCCAATACTACAGCAGATGCTAATACAGCTTTTGGTGTTCAATCTTTAATGGTAAATACTACAGGTACACTAAATTCAGCATTTGGAGCAGCATCACTTGATGCTAATACAACTGGTTCTAATAATACTGCCATGGGTTATGGTTCTTTAACAGCAAATACTACAGCCAGTAACAATACAGCAGTTGGTTATTTTTCTTTATTAGCAAACACTACAGGTTACGACAACGTAGCAGTAGGAAGAAACTCACTTGATGCAAATACCACAGGACATTCAAATGTTGCTATAGGAGAAAGCTGTTTAACAATAAATACTACTGGTTATAGAAATACTGCTGTTGGTAAGAGTGCTTTAGAAAGCTGTAATACAGGATTAGAAAATACAGCAATAGGCATGGGTGCTGGTGGTGATATTACAAGCGGAGATGCAAATGTAGCTATAGGTCAAGGTGCTTTGCCTGTAAATACTACAGGAAATAGTAATACTTGTGTTGGAGTAAATGCAGGAATAAGTTCAAGTACAGGAAGTAATAATACTTTATTGGGAAAAGATGCAGGTAGGTCTGGCAGTCCTGGAGGTAGTATAACAACTGGTAGTAACGCTATTGTTTTAGGCGATGAAAACATTGGTGATGCTTATATTCAAGTAGATTGGACAGTAGCTTCAGACCAAAGAGATAAAACAGACTTTACAGCTTTAGACTTAGGTTTAGATTTTGTAAAAGCTCTAGCTCCTGTTACTTATAAATGGGATAAACGTTCTAAGTATGGTGATAAGACTGCTGCTGATTATGATTTAAATTCCCAAACACCTGACGGAACTCATAAAGAAGATTGGTTAGATATAGGTTTTAAAGCTCAAGAAGTAGAAGCACTAGAAATAGCAGCAGGATATAACAAAGATAATAAAACTAATCTTACGATTACAATAAGTGATGATGGCAACCAATATGGTATTCAGTACAGTAAATTTGTACCAATACTTGTAAAAGCTATACAAGAACAACAAACAATCATTGATGATTTAAAATCAAGAATAGAAACCCTAGAAGGATAACAAGGAGAATAATATGGCACAAACAGTAAGCGAAGTCTTAACAGCAGCAATGGATAGCGTAACTTTAATTAACGGTGTAAACGCTGGAACTTGGAATGTTGAAGGCATGGAGCAATCAGAAATCAACGATATGGTACAAAGAAACGTAGACCATTTAGAAATTATTTTAGCGTATGCACCTGTTGATGAAGATGATGATACACCAGATGTAGCTGGTAGTTCAGATGATAAAACATCTTATACAACTGCGATCTCAACTGGTACAGCATACATATCATCCAATAGCTAAAAATGGCACTATTGCCTGTAACTCCGCCAGCTGGCATAGTCAAAAACGGTACTGACTATGCTAACAAAGGTCGTTGGGTTGACGGCAATCTTGTGCGTTTTGAAAACGGATTTCTTAAACCTATTGGTGGTTGGTCTAAACTAAAAACTACAGCACTAGACGGTGAGCCTATAGGTATGTATGCCTATAAGGACAATCTTGGCGAATCTATCTTAGCTGTCGGTACAAGACAAAAAGTTTATGTTTTATACGACAATACCTGGACTGATATAACACCAGTTGGTTTTGTAAACGATGCTTCTAATGATCCTCTTGGCTATGGTGCATACCACTATGATGTAGAAGATTATGGCGATGCTAGAAGTCAATCTGGACTACCTCTTGATACAGGTCATTTCTCCTTTGATAACTGGGGAGAGGATTTAGTCTTTTGTTTTTCTGGTGACGGTAAAATCTACAAATGGAGGCCAGTTTCAGGCGGAACAGCTGATACCATTGGTACAGTCGTAACAAACGCTCCTACAGGCTGTCAGGCTGTCCTAGTGACTAATGAAAGGCATTTAGTTGCTATTGGTTCTGGTGGTGACCCTAGAAAGGTATCTTGGAGTGATAGAGAAGATAGAAATACATGGACATCTTTAGCTACTAATACAGCAGGTGATGTACAAATACCTACAGGCGGTAGAGCATTATTAGCAGTTAAATACCAAAACGATGTAATAATTTTTAGTGATACTGGTATAGATAGAATGAGCTATGTAGGCTCTCCGTTTGTTTATGGTATCGCAGCAGCAGGTTCTAACTGTAAAGCTGTAAGTAGAAGATCAGTTGTACAAACAGGTAACTTTCTTGCGTGGATGGGTGAAAACTCATTCTTTGTTTACGATGGTACTGTTAGAGAAATTAAATGCGATGTGCATGATTATGTATACGACCAACTAAACGTACCAGGAAGAAAAGCTTGTTGGGGTGGACACAACTCTAACTTTAACGAAATATGGTGGGGTTTTCCAAGCGGAGATGGACAGTATTTACCAAACAAATATGTTATTTGGAATTACTTAGAAAACACTTGGTCTATAGGCTCAATGGACAGAGGCTGTTGGATTGACCAAGGTGCGTTTGACTTTCCTATTGCTGGTGATTCAAGCGGTTTTATTTACGAACACGAGTCAACTACATTATCTAATTCACCAAACCTAAATAGTGATGCACCATTTTGTACAAGCGGTCCAATAGAATTAGGTAACGGTGATAACTATGTGCAATGTAATCAGATTATTCCAGACGAAGAAGCAAACACATTACCAGGTGTAACAATAAGTTTTAAAGGTAAGTTTACCCCATTAGGTAGCGAAACAGACTTTGGTAGTTTTACCTTTGAAAATGACGGATATACCGATGCTAGGTTTACAGCAAGACAAGTACAAATGACTGTAACAGGTAGCACTAATCAAGACTTCCAAGTTGGTAATATAAGATTGAATGTAAGAACCAGAGGTAGAAGATAATGGATTTATCCTCACAAAGACAGTATATACAAAGAGCTGAAACAGCGCATGAAATACTTACCACTACAGATTTAACAACATTATATACATCCCCGAGCGGTGATGATTTTACTTTTGCAATTATTGAATCTATTTTGGTTTGTGACCATGATAATCAACAAACCAATATAACAGTTACTGTAACGCATGATGCTACTACTTATACCTTATTTAAAGAATTTACTATTACTGCTTACAATACTGAAGAATTATTAAGTAGAAGTTTAGTACTACACCAAGGCGATGTTGTGAAGATACAAGCAGATCGTGCTGGTAATTTAACTGTTTATGCGAGCATCGTAGAATATGCAAAAGGTGACTAATAAGGTAGTTGATATAAGCCAAGCGAAGAAAGATCCTTGGGAAATTGAATGGGAAAGGTGTAAACCTTATATAGCAAAAGCTGTAAAGTATCAAGATTCCTATACAATTGACGATATAGAAGATAAAATAAGACATGGTATATTCCATTTATGGCCAGGCAAAAAGTCTGCATACATAACAGAATTTGTAATATATCCACAAGTTAAAGCAATGAATTTATTATTTTGTGGTGGTGATTACGAAGAATTAGAAGAAATGCTACCATCAATAGAAGCATTTGCAAAAGCCGCAGGTATTAAAAGATTATACGGTGGCGGTAGAAAAGGATGGATTAGAAAGATAAAACATCTAGGATTTGAGACAGAACATTTAATTAGAAAAGACTTATGAGTAAAGGAAAAACCACAACAGTACAAGAAGCAAGTTTACCAGCGTTTCAAGAACAACAGTTCAAAGAACTTTTTGGCGCAGCTAGAGGAGTTGCAAGACAGCCGTTTTTACCCTATACAGGTCCAATGGTCGCTGGTTTCTCACCAGACCAACTACGACAGTTCCAAGCTACCAGAGGTATGTTTGAAACAGGTATGGGTTATGACCCAACTAGAGCTTTACAAGGTATGGCACAAGATCAGTTTAGACCTACCATACAACCTGTTACTGGTTTTCAAGCACCAACGATAGAAGCAACACAAGCTCCAGGTGCAGCACAGATAGGTCCTGTATCTACTCCACAATTTCAAGGTTTATTAAGCCAAGACATAGGTGCGTATCAATCCCCTTATCAACAACAAGTTATAGATTTAGCTATGCAAGATATACAGCGACAAGCTGATATAGCGCGTGGCGGTGCGCAGGAAAGAGCCATAAGAGCTGGTGCTTTTGGTGGTTCACGATCTGCAATACTAGAAGCAGAATCACAAAGACCATACGCAGAGGCAATGCAAAGAACTGCTGTAGAAGGAAGGCAAAGAGGCTTTGAGCAGGCACAAGCGGCGGCGCAGGCTGACTTAGCAAGGCAACAACAGTTAGGTGTATTTGGTGCTGGTCAAGAACAACAAAGAGCTTTACAACAAGCACAGCTTGGTCAACAAGCGGGTATCTTTGGTGCAGAGTTAGGACAGCAAAGACGTATGCAACAAGCACAGCTAGAGCAACAAAGACAGTTAGCTGGTTTAGATATTGCTGGCAGAGCTGCATTAACACAACCACAATTAGAGATGCAGGCGCGTGCGCAAAGAGCAGGTTTATTAGGTGGCTTACAAGGACAACAACTACAACAATTAGGTTTATTAGGAGGTATAGGCGCACAACAACAAGCACTACAACAAAGAGCTATAGATGCTCAAAGAGGCGAGTTCCAAAGAGCGCTTGGTTATGGACCACAACAAATTAGTTTATTACAAGCTGGTATGGGAACACCATTAATTACAACAACACAAACTGGCAGACAAAGCACAGGACTTGGAGACATATTAGGTGGTGCTGCTGGATTATTTGGTTCATTAGCATTAGGTGGTGCTTTTGGTGGCGGAGGCTTATTTGGTAGCGGTGGTTCAGTTGCTAGAGCAGTAGATGGTCTTGGTTCACTATAAATTAGGAGATTAATATGAGTTTTGGCAGACCACAAACACCATTAACACCAGAGCAGTTGCAAAGACAGCAAAGGCTTGGTTTAGGTCTTAGTGCATTGTCAGACGTATTTGCAAGAAGAGATCCTATAACTGGTACTATGCAAAGACAGGCTGTATT